GGGACATGTTCCGGTGGGACATCAACCAGACCGGCTGGGCCTTCAAGGACCGGGTCGTCGCGGGCGAGACCATCACGTCGTTCGGCGAGTTCCAGATCCAGCGGTCGATCATCGTCCCCCAGGCGAAGATCTTCCTCGCGCCCGAGCCGAATTTCCTCGGAGTTTTTCCCGTGCTGTACAGTCTCGACGTCGAGGAGAACCATAATGTTGAGGCTTTTTGGAAAGGTTGGGTTTTTGACGAGATGATCGCCATGTCAATCCTCAACCCGCGCGGCCTCGCAAGTATCACGAAGAGCTAGTCAGAGCTGTAATTCGAACACTCGCCCACATCTGTGGGCGAGTGTTCGTTTGTCTTATGCGGACATATTCCACCATTCCAGTAACGACCGCAGTTGCAATTCGCACAAAGCACCTGGAATCCTTCAGGAAATCCGTTGTCACGAAGCCAGCGGTACGTTTCGCGCCCGCCCTGAAGCCAGTCGGTGCCCTTCTCCGCCGCGATCTGGCGGCGGTGCTCAGCCCCGTCGTCGTTGACATGATCGATCGTCAGGAAGACCAGCTCCGTTTCCCCGCAGCAGGCGCAGGAACCTCCGTAGGCATCCATTACCTGGCGCTTGAGCTTCAGGCTCGACTTCTTGTTGTACGCCCTGAACTTGTCGAGGTTTTCAGCTCTCCAGGCGACTGCGTAAGCCTCCTTGTACCCAGGGTTGCGCTCGTAGAACTCGGCCTGCTGCGCCCGCTGCCTGGTTAGTAGCGCCTCCCGGTGCGCGGCCGGGTCGGTCTCGTCGGCTACCTCCACTGTGCGCTTGCGGCCGGCCCGCTTCTTCGGCCGGAGCTGCTTCGTCACCGAGTCAATCGTGTAGCCGTACGGGGCTTCGGGGCTGGTCTGGTTCTCCTCGTCAGATGACATAGGAGAACTATACACACTTACAGCTTTTCTTGATAAGCTGTCCCCATGAACCAAGAGGAGGCGGACGCGCTCCGCGACACCCTGGAATGTGAGTGCATCTACTCGTGCGCCGATGACCCGCCCACGGCCTGCTCCCTGTCCGGCACCTGGCACGTCCACCCGGGTGAGCCGTGCCCGGTCCACCCGGACGCGCCAGGAGACAGGTGATGACTGACTACGTGCTGAAGATCAGCAGCTACGGCGGCATCGTGGCGGGAGCCACGCACTACCGTGGCCGGGTCGAGGGACCGCACCCGGAATCCTGCCACGGCGGGACGATCTTCCAGGGCTGGGACGGTCCCCTCAAGGGGAAGACAACCTGCCGCGACGGTCACGTAATCCCCCGGCAGCGGGAGTGGGACGTCGAAGCCGCCTGGACCGAGGAGCGCTACAAGCGGTACGCCGCGAAGCATTTCGAGGGCGACGGCTCAGGCCAGTTCCTGGACCAGAAGGTGCTAATCGAGACGGCGGTCCGCCGCTTCACAGGGGAGCTGCCGCGTAACTGGTGGGAAGGCAACCCGGAAGTGGGCAAGCCGGGCGACCGCCTGTTCCTCGGCTTCGTGCCCATGGACGAGTCCGATATCGACGAGGAATGGGGAAGGCTCAGGGGCACGCCGCCCTACGGGTCGCTGCTCGCCGAGATCCCGGACGCGCCCGGTGACCGCTGATGACCCCCGAGGAGAAGCGCCGGCACTACGCCGGCGAGCGCGTCGCCTACACGGCGGTCATACTGTCCGAGGCGCAGACCATCGTCCGCCTCCGGACGGAAAGGCTCCAGGACCGGCTGACCGCCGCCGCCGGCGCGGGCGTCCCCCGCGCCGAGGCGGAGGCGATGACCCGGGACCTGGACGGCGTTGACGTGGCGGCCATGCTCGACCGGGCCTACGAGGGAGGAAGGCAGGCATGACGTACGAGGAGGCCGAGGAACTAGCCGCCTTGATCGGCGGCTGGGGGGCGGGCGGCAGCGACCTGACGCTGACCTGCGCGCAGGACGTCTTCGGCGAGTTGCAGGAGGTCCCGCTCAGCGCGGAGCCCGAGATCCTGGTGATCCCCCATTACGAGCCCGGCCAGTGGAAGCTCGTGCGGCATGATTCCTGCGACGTCATCGGCGGCGAGACCATCGACCAGGCGCTGATCGTCAGCCACGAGAACTGCACCGTACTGGGGGAGAACAGGTGAAGACAGAGGTCACCTTCCGGGAGGGCCGCCCGGCGGCGGACATGACCCGGGACGAGGTAGTCACCTGGCTGCTCGGCAGCGCGGGGAGCACGGGCATCGGCTCGGGCCTGGCGGTCACCTGGCTGATTACGAGCGCGGTGGACGGGCTAACGGAGGGCCGGGAGCTGGAGGTCGAGACGCCGCTGGGCTTGTACGCGCTCACCGTCACCGTCTCGGGCCGCTGGTACCGCCGGGTCCGCACCTACCACGCGGAAGAGCGTAGCTGAATACAGCTTTCCTTGATAAGCTTCCCTCATGACCGATCACCAGCCTTTCACCCCCGACTGGACGCTCCGGCCGGGCATCCTCCTCCGCGACTTCCTCCGGGCCCGGGGCATGAGCAGCGCGGAGCTTTCCGTCAGGTCGGGCCTCTACTACCCAGTCGTACTGGCCGTGCTCGACGGCACCGCCAGCATCGACGTGGGCATAGCCTGGGGCATCGGCCAGGCGACCGGCACCAGTGCGGCCACCTGGCTGAACGCCCAGGCTAACTACGATGCCGACCTGGAGCGCGGCGCAACGGACGTCAGCGGGGAGCACGAGGGTGACTGACGACAACGGCGCCGGGCTCCGGGCGCTCTTCCACGCCCTGTGCAGTTTCTGGGACATCGAGATCTGGAGTGAGGAGCGCGCCGGGGAGATGCCCGCCGACTTCTACCTGCCGTACAGGATGGGCGCGTTCGTAGTGATCGCCCCGCAGCCGGCCGACCGCCAGGTAGAGATCGCTGCCCTCCTGGGGCGGCAGGAGAAGTTCATCGTCCTGGATAACTGGGACATGGACAATCTCCGCATCTGCGTCGGCAAGGAAGCAGCAGCCGCGTGGCTGAGGGTCTGGATCGAGACCGGGGAAACCCACGCCGCCGCCGAGCGCAGGCGCCTCGGGATCGCCTCGTGAACGGGGAAGAGACGTGAGCACCAACCTGAGGCAGGCCGTCCGGGAGGCCGGGACGTTCATCGGCTCCGTCGGCGAGGCTGACGGCCGCGACGCGGTCGATGTCACCCTGGCCGGCGCCTGGGGTCACCCGCCCCTCACCATGGGCACCCTCCGGGCGCTGTACGAGCTGGCGGAATGGTTCGTGGAGATGTGCGGCGAGTACACCCCGGAGGAGATCGCGAGGGTGTACTCGCGGTCCCCCCGGAATGTCAGGCCCTCCCGGTAAAATACAAGGTAACTAGATAAACCAGGAGGAAAAATGGCCGCGTACCGCCCGGCGTCCGCCCCCGCGAACATCATCAACCACATCACGGTGATCGTGGACGAGTCCTCGTCCATGGGCCACCTGACGGCGATGCTGATCAAGGTCTTCAACAACCTGATCGCCCACCTCGCCGCCCAGTCCAGGGCCAACGGGCAGGAAACGCGGATCACCGTCTACTTCTTCAACTCCCGGGGCACCAGCCGTTGCGTCATCTACGACATGGACGTGCTGCGCCTCCCGAAGATCGACGGGCTCTACAGCCCGCGCGGCATGACCGCCCTGATCGACACGGTAATGCTGTCGGTCGAGGACCAGCGGCTGATCCCGCAGAAGTACGGTGACCACTCGTTCCTCAATCTCGCCCTCACCGACGGGCAGGAGAACGACAGCCGGCGCACCTCTGCCGAACTCACCCGCACGATCGAGTCCGCGCCGGAGAACGAGACCTACGGCGTGTTCGTCCCCAATCAGATGGGCGTGCACGAGGCCAAGCGGCACGGTTTCCCGGCAGCCAACATCTCGGTGTGGGACGCGAATTCCGTCCAGGGGATGGAAGAAGTCGGTAAGGTCATGCGCGACCTCTCCGACGCCTACATGGCCGGCCGTGCCCAGGGCGTCCGGGGTTACAGCGCCAGCTCCGGCGGCGGCCTGTTCAAGATGCGGAACTTCACCGCCGCCGAGGTGACCTCGACGCTGACCCCGCTCAGCATGGGCGCCTACGTGATGCTGCACGTCACGGAGAAGACGCCGATCCGCCCGTTCGTCGAGGCCTGCGGGATCACCTACGCCAAGGGCATCGCCTTCTACCAGCTCACTGCCCCGGTGACCGTCCAGGACTACAAGGAAGTCGTCATCGAGCACGAGGGGCAGCTCTACACGGGCGAAGCCGCCCGGCAGCTCATCGGGCTCCCGGACACCGGCTCGGTCAAGGTGCTCCCGGAGCCGAAGCCGGGCATGACCGTCTTCTTCCAGTCCACGTCGGTGAACCGCAACCTCTTCCCGGGGACGCGGCTCCTGGTGATGCGGTAGCCTCCCCGTGCGACCGCGCGACACGGAAGGCGAGGAGGGCAGATGATCATCGGCCAGGACAGCGACGCTGCGGTCCTCGCGTTCCTGCGAGCCGAGGGACCCGGCACCGTGACGGTGAAGCGGCTCGCGGCGGAGACCGGGTTCCCACGGATCACCGTGCGCACCTCGGTCACCGCCCTGGCGGTAGACGGCCTGGTCTGCCTGATTCCTGACCTCGAAGAGACTGCCTACCTGGTCCGGCACCTGCACGCCGCGCCCGGCACCTGCGAGCACTCCCTCGGGTGCGAGATCCGCGAGGAGCCCGCACCCTGAGGGAGGAAACAAGAGAGCCCCGGCAGGCACATCTGCCGGGGCTCTCCGCGTCGTATGGCCGGCTCCTACCCGAGAATGTACCCGAACAGGGTGGCCGCCTCCAGGACCGGAGCTGCCTCAATCCGGTTGGCGGCCTCGCGCGCCTGCTTGAATGCCACCTTCAGCTCGCCGACGCGCCTCTCCAGCTCGCGCTTGCGCTCCGCCGTCAGCGCCCCGGACCAGCGGACGGTCGTCCAGCGGCCGACGGCCATCCGGACCTGGTAGGTAGTCGCCTGGGCCGGGTGCTCCTTCGTCGCCGGGGCGACGATCAGCCCCTCGGGACGGACTTCTTCCCGGTTGGTGAAGGTCGGCGGCGACTGGCGCAGCCCGGTGCCCTGGTCCAGGTCCCAGTGCACCGACGGGTCGAGCACGGGGAGCTTCGCGACGAAGGTGGCGAAGTCGTCCAGGACGTGCTCCATGTGCAGCAGGTGAGTCGCCGGGACGTTGCGCAGGATGACGACGTCGCCGATCATGACGTTGGCGCGGGCCTCGCAGTTCGCGTTGTCCTTCGTCGCGGCCAGGTCGATCGCTCCGTGCATCTCGTCCATGAACGAGCGCAGCAGCTCCTCGGCCCGGAGCTGGACCTGGTTGCCCTCTGGCGGGAGCTGGAGGGAGCGCGGGTCCTGCCCGTCGGCCGCTTCGGCGAGCGGCTGGTAGGTCTTCTCGAACCCGTTGAACAGGTCCTGCTTCTGGCCCTGCTTGTGCAGCGCGCCGCCGCGCTTGTTGGCCTCGGCGCGCGCTGCCGCTTCCGCCGCGATGACCTGCCCGAGTGACTGCGCCATGCTTCTCCCCTGCGGAAAGTTAGGTGCCCCGGCGCACGTATGCCTGTACGCCGGGGCCGTGATTTATCAGGTCACGTGGTTTGGGCACGCCCTGACGCTCACCGGGAACAGCGGCAGTGAGGTGACCGTCATCCTGAAAGAGAGATGCTCGAACCATTAAGCTACGGGGGTACGGGGCACCCCCGCCGGGACTCGAACCCGGATTTTCTCAGCCTCTGCGGTCACCAGGTAGATCTGTTCTCGCGAGCGTGAGTCTAAGCTTCGAGCGCTGCATCCTGATCCTGATGCCCCTGTGCGAGTGCTCGGCACCGAGCTGGGGCGGCACGGGTGCCGCCCCCCGGACTTGAACCAGGAACCTCTCGCTGATGCGGGGCGTGTCAGCTTCAGCCTGAGCCTCAGCTTTCGCTCGGGACATAACGTACCAGACAGCATCAGCGAAGCGCTTTATGATTTCAATATGCAGCAGAATATGCAGCGAGAAGAGGCACGCAAGGTCATCAGCAGCGCCCTGTGGCTCGCGAAGGAGCGCGTCACCGGGGACCTGGAGGAGAAGCAGGTCAAGCAGGAGCGGATCCGCGACCTGATGGCCCGCATGGAGATCGGCGCGGACCCCCGGCCGACTGGCGAGGACCTGCGCGAGGTGCTCGCCGACCAGGACCCGGAGATCCGGGCGGCGCTGGCGGCCTGGACTTAGCAGGGCCCCGGCCCTTTCCCTCAAGGACCGGGGCCCCGGGGGGCGTGCGCTCGGTCTCGGGCCGCTGAAACCGGGAGCACTATGCCGTTATTACACCATTATTACCGACAGAGAGCAAATGATTACTCTAAGTGATGACAATGGCGGGTGGATCAAGTCCTCCCTCAGCTTCGCGAACGGCAACTGCGTCGAAGTGCAGTTCCTGACCGACGGCGGCGTCCAGGTCCGCAACAGCCGCGACCCCGGCCAGGGTGTCCTCGCCTACACCCGGGACGAGTGGGAGGCATTCCTCGGCGGGGTACGGCTCGGTGAGTTCGACCTGGGACGCGAGCGGGAAGCTCGCCCGGTCAGACACCAAGCGACTCTGACGGCTGCGGGAACCCGTAAGCCGCAGCCGGCGGCTCTTCCTCCGGGACCAGCGGCCCGTTCACCTGCTCGATGAAGGCGTAGTCGGCCGGGACCCGGGTGTAGGTGCCCAGTACGGCGGCCAGTTCCCGGTGCGGCGGCGGGATGACGTACGCCGCTGACGCCTTCGGGTCCTCCAGCGCCGCGCTCGCCAGGTTGTAGGAGATCCCCGCCGACGCCTGCCACGGCGACGCGAACCCGGTGCGCAGCGTCGTCCGGGCCGGCACCGCGAGCTGGTAGCGGCGGCCGTCGGACCGGAAGAAGTAGTCGAGGGTGTTCACCCGGAAGTCCGGCGTGGACTGCACCGACACCTGCCCGGTGCTCACCGTGCCCTTCGCGGTGCGCTGCTGGTTCTGGTCGGTGTCAGTCAGGATGGCCGGGCGCACCAGCAGCGCCCTGAGCCCCGGAACCTGAGCCGGGCGGGCGGCGATCACCTGGGTGCCGTAGCACAGGGTGCAGCGGAACTGGTTGCCCTGCCCGTAGGCGGCGCTGATCTGCGCCTCGGTGGCCGCCGTCGGCCAGCCGGGCGGCGGAGCGGTACCCGGGGCGATGTCGCTGATCACCTGCCCCGGGGCGTAGCAGCGGGTGCACCGCCGCGCCAGGCCGGCGCCGATGTCCTCCGGCCGCCACATCAGGGCGAACGCCACCAGCTCCCCGTACTGCCACAGCGCCTGGGCGTGCCGCTGCCGCTCCTGGACGACGGCGAACCGCTGGACGTCCCGCTGCCAGGCGGGCTGCTGGCCCCTCGGCCGCACCGGGAACGGCAGCCCCGGCCGCGTCTCCGCTGCGGCGGCCAGCGACGGGGAGCAGGCGAGCGCTGCGCCTCCCGGGACGATCCCGCCGGGAGCGGGCCTGAGGGCGCCGGGTGCCCGCAGGGCCGCCCCGGGGAACGTGGTCCCGTGGGCGGCGGCGGTGAGCCCCGCCCCGGCCAGCAGCAGTGCCTTCCCCGTGCGGCTGACGACCTGGGAGGCCAGCAGTGACGGGGAGGCGCGGAGGCGGGCCCCGGGCAGGTCCTGGCCGGCGGCGGCGGCCGTCGCCGTGGCGGACAGCGCCGCCCGTGCGACGGCGGTGCGCAGGGCGCGCGGCGACAGCGCCGGGGCCGCGTGCAGGGACGCCGCGCCGAGGGTAGCCCGCAGCCCCGCTGCCCGGAGCGCAGCCGCCGCCCGGAGGACCGCAGCGCCCAGCTCCTCCTTGCGGGCCGTCCCGGTCGCCGCCAGCGCCGCAGCGGCGCTCAGGCGCCCCCTGGCGACCCTGGAGGGGACTCCCTGGGCGTGCAGCGCGGCGGAACCGTGCAGCGCCGCTGCGGCGTGCCCTGTGGCCTTCGCGGCGGCGGCGACGGAACCCGGCGCGTGCAGCCCGGCGGAGGCAATCGCCGTGTGCCTGCCGGCGGCGGCCAGCGCCGGGGAGGCGGCCAGGTGCGCCGCCGAGGAGGACGTGGCGGCAGTCAGGCGCCCGGCAGCCGTCAGGGACGCCGACCCGGTGACGCGCAGCAGCGCCAGCGCGGCCATCGCCGTCGAGGCCGCCAGGTGAGCTGAGGCCGTGCTGGTGACGTGCCCGGCAGCCGAGAGCTGGGTGCCCGCGTACAGCGCCGCCTGGCCCGGCATGAAGTAGTTGCCGGAGGCGGTCAGGCTGGTGCCCGCAAGCAGCCGGGCGGCAGCCATCTTCCCCGGGGCCAGCAGCTTCGGGGACGCGGCCAGGTGCGCCGCCGAAGACGACGTGGCGGCCGTCAGCACCGGGGACGCGCGGAGCGCGGCGGCTGCCTTCTGCTGGACTGTGGCGGTCGCGCCCAGCGCCGGCCGGGCGATCATCACCGGCACGGTGCCGGAGGCGGTCAGCGACGTGGCCGCCGACAGCGACGCCGTGGCGACCTTGATGATGCGGGCGGCGACCGACATGGAGGCGGCGGCGGACAGCGGCGCGGCCAGCGCTGTCCCCCCGAGGGCGCCCGTCCCGGACAGGGTGGCGGCGCCCTTCCGCGCAGTCGCCAGGATCCCGTGCCCCGACAGGGAGGCTGCCCCTGGGTGAGCGGCCACGGGCTACTCCCCGGTCCCGGCCGGGTGATTTTCCCCGGTCACGTGGCGGTACAGGTCTGCGGCGATCTGCCGGGCCGCCCCGGCGTCCGCCTGGGCCTTCCGGAGGGCCGCGCGGTTCTCCCGGCGCAGCAGGGCGAGGAGGCGGCCGATCGGCTTCTGGAAGACGAGGGTGGCCACCACGGTGACGGCGAACTCGGCGGGCATCGCGCCGATGTTGGAGCCCGCCCAGTGCCAGTACGCGTCCCACCAGTTCCCCAGCACGGCGCCCCTCCCTCGGTCTCACGTCTTCCGGGGAAAGGCAGGGCCCGCCTGCTCGGTGCAGCGAGGGGTGGCAGGCGGGCCCTGTGAGGGACGGCGGGCGAGAAAGCCCTCGTCCGGCGAGCAGGAGACGGGGTGGGGTCCTCTCGCCAGGTGTCAGGCTATATCAGGTGGCGGGGGAAATGGCGTCACTTGTCGTAACGGTGCCGCTGCACCAGGTAGCTCCGTTCCACCACCACGTCTGCGGGACGGCGTACGGCACGAGCTGCTGGCTGCCCACCTGGATCGCGGGCTGGCTGGTGATGATCCGCTCCAGGGACGCCACCTGCTCGCGCAGCATCCGCACTTCTGTCTCAAGCTCGCGCTCGCGGTCGGTCATGTACCTTCCGGGGCGAGCGGCTCCAGGACGAGCTTCCCGTCCTCGTCGAGCCAGGCGCGGTAGCGGCCGGGAGCGCTCTCCGGCGGCCCGGCCATGTGCTGTAGCGCCTGGTTGACCGGGCAGTCGAACAGGCTGCCGCCGATCCGCTCGCGCAGCGGGTGCAGCATGCGGAAGTCCTCGTCGGTGAACTCCACGATGTCGCGGGTCTCGGGGTCGGAGAGGATCTTGTGGGCCGCGTCCGGGTCGGGGCACCCCGGGGCGAGGCAGTGGATGACGTCGGCTTGCATCAGGTGAAGCTTCTGCTTCCCGCAGGCGGGGCAGTGGACGCCGAGGATGTCGCGTATCCAGGAGGACGGCATGACCGTCAGGCTAGCGGAACTCGCCAGCCAGCAGCCGTGCGATCATCTCGCGGGTGAGCTGGCCGGATTCCCGGTGTCACTGCCAAAACTAGTACCAGCGAGCCCACATCCTCGGTCGTGCAGCAACACTTCCGGCGATCCTAGTCGGGGCGTATCTGCCATAAGCCCCGCCGGAGACCAGCACCTTCGGGCTGCCGTTCATGATGTGGCGGATCTTGAAGACGTCCAGCAGGCCCTTCAGCTCGGCCATCTCGTCGCCGAGCGCCGCCCGCCAGCGGTCGGTGTAGTCCCGGCGGTCCAGGCGGGCGACCGGCGGCCCGGAGAACATCTGCTGCTCGGTGTAGGCCCTGATCAGTTGCTTGACGCACTCAATGTAGGTGTAGCTGGCCAGGAGGCCGCCCCAGAAGTGCACGGGGTAGAGGGGCCCCATCTGGCCGTCGAGGGTGTAATTCGACCACGGCTGGCCGACCGCGTTGATCTTGCCGAGCGCGATGCCCATCATCTGCGCGGCGCGGCCCCGGGACCAGTGCGCCTGGAAGTAGGTCTGGAGGTTGGGTCCGCCCCCGGGGGAGTCGAAAAGGTCCGCGAACCGCACCCAGACCTGCTGCTCCAGGAAGTCCTGCATCTCCGGCGGCAGAGCGTCGTAGCTCGGGTTGGCCGGGCCGATCTCCAGGTAGGAGGCGTACTGCTGCCCGGTGCCGGAGACGGCGTACGCCCAGTCCAGCTCCGCGTACCCCGGCACCTGCGTGTCGGCTGAGCCGGGAGTAATGACGTACACCCCGGTGTCCTCGCGCTCCGCCGCGTAAGTGCTGACCAGTGCCTCGCTGCCGTCCGGGTTCTGCATCAGCAGCCGCCCGGTCACCGAGCCGGAGTCCGGGTCGGCAGGCACCCCGCCGACGTAGATGGTGAACGTGAGCGGCGGCCGGGAGAACTGGGAGATGTAAGTGCGCTCCCGCCAGTCAACGAGGCCCGGGTCTACGGTCACGCCCGCCTCCTACAGGGTATTCCCCGACGCGAACGTGGAGATCAGCGCGATGATCTTCACGCCCTGGAGGTCTACGGTGGAGAAGTAGATGTGGCTGAGCTGCGTCTTGATCCCGATCTGGTGCTGCCCGGCAGTCACCGACGGGATCATCGCCAGCGAGGTGGCGCTGGAGGCCACCGTGCCGCCCCGGTTGTACGGGTCACCCGCGCACCGCACCTGCTCGGAGAACCCGCCCATGTTCGAGGGCGTGCCGTCGAACGTGATGGACTGGGTGACCACCTGCCAGGCGTCCGACCCGTAGGTGTAGTTGGCGGTCGCGATGATCGCCAGCGCGCTCGGCCGGGGCGTGGTGAAGGTGAGCAGCCCGAAGTTGGAGGTCGAGCCCGGGTTCAGCCCCGCGTCCAGGTTGAAGCCGCCCGCGAACACCGGGGCCGCGTCCCGCAGGTCCGTCCACCCGGTGGAGTTGTTCCAGTAGCTGAGCTGCTTCAGGTCGCTCATGAAGATGAGGCGGCCGTTCTGGGCCGCTCCCCAGCTCGGGCGGGTGGTGGACGTGCAGATGTAAGTCCCCGGGGCCGCGTCCAGGATCTGGTAGTTCGCGGTGAAGTCCGAGAGCTGGAACGGGTCGGACTCGTCGTTCAGCTTCAGCCCGAGGACGGTCGAGTAGGTCGCCACTTAGCCTCCGAGGCCCGTACCGGACTTGACCGTGCCGTTGGGAAGGTAGATCGGGTTGACCGTGTTGGCCGGGTCGAGCGCCCCGGTGCCGACGTTGACCGACCCCTCCGAGCCCGGCTGCGCCTCGGCGTAGTTCAGCGGCACTACGTAGGACGACCAGGCGGAGAACGCGCCGAGGCCGAGCTGGTTCCCGGCCGCCACCCGGAACGCGTACCCCTGGTTGTAAGGGGTGGTCCCGTCCGGCTTGTAGATCACCGGGGTGTTCTGGTACAGCCCCTGGGTGAAGACCGCCGACACCGAGCTGGGGTCCGCCCCGTACCAGTAGTCCACGGCGACCGTGTCGCCCGCCGCCGCGTTGACGGAGCCTGCCGCCAGCGCGACCGAGTACGCGGTCCACGGGCCGGCCCCCGTCACCGTGACCGTGTAGTCGTAGCCGTACTCCAGCACCTGGCCGCCGGCCTGAAGCGGGTCCGCCTCGCCGCCGACGACTTCCCCGGAGGTGAGGACCGACTCGGCCGACGAGGTGAGGTCGCGGACGATGAGCTGGGCAGGCGGGGTGAGGATGCCCGCCTTGGACAGCGCCGGGCCGGTGGTGTCCGACGCGGGCGGCTGCGCCCCCGAGCTGGTCGGCGGGGCGGCCAGCACCAGGCTGGTGCCGATCGCCGTCGGCGACCCGGCGGCCTGCTGGCGGGTGAAGGTGCTGCCTCCCGCCTGGGTGACGTAGGCGTACCAGCCGGTCGCGCTGGTCTTCGCCGCCGGGGACGGGACGGTGATCACCGAGGCGGACCCGGTAGTCGTCGTCGTGCCCATCGCCGAGGCGACCGACTGGCCGTTCGCGTTGACGTAGGTGACCTTCACGCCGTAGGTGCCGGCCAGGACCGTGCCGGTGGTCGCGATGTTGGTCGGGACGGGCGTCGAGGGCGCGCCCAGCGCGGCGGCCAGCAGCACGAGGGTGTCGGACTGGAAGGTCGGCTGCCCGGCGGTGCCGCCGCCAGCCGGGGCGTCCTGGCCGTAGTTCACCGGCTGGCCGGTGTACGGGACGTACATCGTGCCGAGGGTGGTGCACTGGAGCAGGTAGTACTGGACGTAGACCGTCCCCGACGGGGCCGCCCAGGTGACCTTGGCGCCCCGGTTGACGGCCGTGACCTGGGAGACGCTCGGCGCGCCCGGCACCGAGGCGGGCGGGTTGGAGTCCCAGTAGGTGGCGTCGCCGTAGCTGTAGCTGACGGTCACGTTATTCCCGGCGGTGAAGTTGGTGCCCGTCGTGAACTCGACGTACGCCGCCGTGGTGGGGCCCGCGCCCGCCGTGGTGACGGTGTAGTCGGTGGTCGCCACCAGCGGGGTCGAGGTGGAGGTGTCCAAGACCGTGACCGAGGAGGGAACCACCCCCGCCTGGCTGAGGTAGTAAGGGGTGGAGACCGCCGCCGCGCTGAACGCGTCAGCCTGCGCCGCCAGCGCCGTCGGGGCGGCGGGCGACCCGGTGTAGCTGGTGTCGATCTGGGTGGCCGCGTACGAGGCGTCGGTGCTCGGGCCGTCGTTCACCTGGTTGCCCAGGATGTCGGTCAGCGTCGTGTCCTTGGTGGACGCGGCGACCCCGGCCGACGGGGAGCGGTACCCGGGCGGGCTGGAGTACATCGACGGCACCAGGTCGGAGCCGAGCGCCGTGGTGGTGTCCAGCGTGCCGCTGTAGGCAGTGCTCTGGGGGGTGAAGCTCTCCGGGGGGCCGCCGCCGTAGGCGCCCTCGGTGTCCGGGGAGCCGGGGGCGGCCCACCCGAACGCGCCCGGGGCAACCTCGGTGACCTTGTACTCCGAGCCGGGGGCGCCGGTCTCCGAGCTGGACTGGGTGCCCGCCGCCGGGTCGGTGAGGGAGCCGCCCGGTCCCTGCTCGCCGATGCCCGCCACGGTCGAGCCGGTGGTGGGATCGACGGACGCCTTGAAGGCGGTGCCCATCGGGGCCGCGCCGGGCTCGCCCTGGAAGTCGCCGGCGCTGTAGGAGGTGTCCGGCACCGTCCCGTAGCGGTAGGTGACCCGGGCGCTGTCGCCGTCGGAGGAGGCAGCCGAGGAGTTGACCCGGGTGACCGTCCAGGAGACAGTCTCCGGTCGCGTCCCGGTCATCGCCAGGGTGTAGTCGGTGCCCTGCACCAGCGCGGTGGAGGTGGTGACGTCGTACACCGTGACGACGTCGGCCGTCGGGGAGGCCCCGGCGGCTTCCAGCGCCGGGTAGGAGACGACGTACTTCCTCGACAGCGTGGCCGCCGACGAGTGCGACAGGGTGATCGTGTCGGTCTGCTCGGCCTCCCCGACGAGGGGGACGCCGTAGAAGTCGGCTGGGGTTGTCATCCGGCGCTCCGGTCAGTTGGCTCGTCCACGACGGTCATGGGGCCGATCCCGGAGGCGTGGTTCTGCCACGGCGCGGTGTGGTCGCGCCAGCGGACGGCCCCGCTTCCCGGGTCAAGCTCCAGTCCTGCCTCTTCCAGGGCCTGCCGGGCTCGCTGGGCGGCGTCGGTGACCCGCTGCCTGTCGCCGTCCGGGTCACCCCGGTTGACGGTCAGCCCCGGGCTCGTCTGCACGACGTTCGGGGAGACCGAGTCGTCGGCCGGGTCCATCGCCCGCAGCGCCCACGCCAGGTCGGAGGCCTTGGCGTAGTCGAACGCCGACGTCACCCCGCGCAGGCTGGCGTGGGGCGCGTCCGGCCCGGCGGTGTCCGAGGTGTCGTACGTCCCGGTCATCGCCGAGTGGTCGGGGTTGCGCCCCTGCGTCATGTCAGAACCGCGCCCCGTCGGAGTAGTCGTAGTCGCCGTCTTCGAGGACCCAGGGGCCGTCACCGCGCTTGACGCAGTTGCCGGACAGGCCCTTGTGCCGGTCGCACAGCGGCGGCTTGCCGGTGTCGCCCTGGCGCACCGGCACCTGGTCGCCGCAGACTGCGCCGGGGCGGGAGCCGGGGCCGATGCAGTTGACGACGGTGATGTCGTTCTGGGCCGGGGCGTCGAGCACCTCGCGGTCGGACACCTGCTGGGCCTGCATCCGGCGGGCGAAGGCGTCCGACTGGCGCGACAGGGCCTGCTGCACGACCGGGTGGCCGGCCCCCTCGATGACGGTGATGACGCCCCGGGAGATGGCCCGCTGGAACTGGATGGTGCGCAGCAGCGCCTCGGGGATCGGCTGGACGTCCTCGCCGTCGGGATGTCCCTTGCCCTGGAACACGACCTCGTAGTTCCGCTTGGCGTCGGCGGCGATCACCGTCGGGCCGCTCATCTGGTTCTGGCACATGACGGCCAGCGCGTCGCCTGCCCCTGGCAGTGCGGTGTCCATGATGGTCATTGGCTTCCTCCTAACCCTTCCGTGGCCGCTAGCCGAAGGCGGCCCAGGAGACCGTCGAGGTCTCGCTGCCGGAGCTGGAGGTGACGGTGAAGCCGCTGCCCGGGGTGACCGTCGGCACCGACAGGTTGCCGAGGGTCCCGCCGGGGGCCAGCCGGGAGACGATGATCACCGTGGTGTCGCCGACGGAGGACAGCGTGACGCTGACGGTCCCGCCGACGAGAGCGGCGGTCCCGGCGGTGATGCCCGGGATGGCGCTGAGCTGGTCCTGCTGCTGCGTCAGGACGTCAGAGATCGCGTTGTGGGCATCGATGTGCCCGGTCTGCCCGGGGGCGACGGTATCCGGCGGGATCGGCGTGGTCATGACCCTTCCGGGGACTCAGCAGCGGAACACGACGGGCGGGGCTGGCTGGATTCGAACCAGCGGCATCTCCCTTAGGAGGGGAGCGCTCTGTCCTGCTGAGCTACAGCTCCACGGAGGCGGAACGGGGGATCGAACCCCGGTGATGCGCTTTGCAGGCGCATGCCTGAGCCACTCGGCCATACCGCCGTGAGTGCTCCCCCGTCCTATCCGCCGGGATCATCCCCGGTTTTCCCTTCCTCCGACCTCGCCTGTCATGGGGCGTAGGGACTGCGCAGGGGGCTGTTGTAACCGGCGAAAGGATGCCGGCGACCTGGGGTGCACGTGCGCTCGGCCCGACTCGAACGGGCGACCCCTTCCTCCGGAGGGAAGTGCTCTGTCCACCTGAGCTACGGGCGCGCGATAGGTAATGCCCCGGACTCGCAGTGGGCGACGCGCGGGACGGTGTACTTCTCCATGGTGATGTTCATGACCTGTGATTATGCCAGGGCACATGGAGGCAGGTACAGGATTCGAACCTGTGTAGGACAAGCCGGCGGTTTTACAGACCGCTCCCGTTGGCCGCTTGGGTAACCCGCCATTGGCGCGAGCCCCTGGATTTCGCCAGGACCGCCCCGGGTGGAACCGGGGGATGCTGTCCGGTGCGCGGTTATCCATGGTTCCGCGCCCTTCAGTTGGAGCCCTCCCCCCGGCCGCGCTCGTGCGCACGAGTGCATCCGGGTTCGGCTCCTTACACCAGACTCGCGTGGACGATGAGGGACTTGAACCCCCGACCTGCTCGGTGTGAACGAGCTGCTCTTCCAACTGAGCTAAACGTCCATCGCCCCGGCCCGTGAGCCGGGGACGCAGCACGGCGGCACCTCCCGGGACCGCTGCTGCTGAGGGTGAACGACGGGGATCGAACCCGCGACATCTGGCACCACAAGCCAGCGCTCTGCCTGCTGAGCTACATCCACCATGAGCAGTCCTCCGGGAACCCCTCCGCTCCTACGGGTGGGACGAGTGCGAAGGCGCCAGGCGTTCTCCCACATGAGTTACCTGGCGGGGGACCTAGGACCAGTCCCCGGGGACCGTGCGGGCGGAGGGACTCGAACCCCCAACACGATGCTCCGTAGGCACCAGCTCTATCCGTTGAGCTACGTCCGCGTGAAAAGGGGAGGCGGGGTTCTCACCCGCATGAGGGGCTTGGCATGCCCCCTCGCCAGCGTCTGTACTTTCCGTCACTCCCCCGTGGGCGTACCTGGGATCGAACCAGGGACCTCTTCCATGTCAGGGAAACGCGCGTTCCGCTGCGCTACACGCCCGTGAAGGGGAAGCGGGCCGCCGCCGGACAACGAGCGCGCCCTTGTGAGTCTGCCGGTTACTTCCCCTTGGTACCGCAGCCTGTTCAGTCTCAGGTCCGTCCCTTGCGGGATGCGAGTCCCGGGTGCCCCCGGAAAGTCGCTGCGATACGCGGTCCCTACCGGACTTGAACCGGCGGCCTCCGCCTTGACAGGGCGGCGCTCTAACCAACTGAGCTAAAGGACCATGACGGCAGGATTAAGGCTGAGGCGATGCTCGTCCCGCCAACCGTGATGCTCCGGAGTTCAGACTCGAACTGAAAACTTTCCGCTTAACGGGCGGACGCTCTGCCGATTGAGCTACACCGGATTGGTTCCCCGCTCCTGGTCCGCAGTGCGGGGAAAACTGCGTACGATCACGGGCCGTCGCCCGTGCTGACCGTGCCCGTTCCGAGATCCAGCCGGGCCAGCCGGTGCGGTGGGCAGCTCGTGCGAATCGAGACTGCCCCAGGCGGTAGCGGTTCAACCCCTTACACCCGGGCGTAAGGGCGCTAGGGCCTGATCTCTCGTAGCGGGGGCAGGATTTGAACCTGCGACCTCTGGGTTATGAGCCCAGCGAGCCACCGAGCTGCTCCACCCCGCGTCGTGCTCCCAGGATAGCCCGGGAGATTGTGAACTGGCACGCCGGATTTCACCCCGGCCGTGGCCGGGTTTCCTCTTGCGCGAGGACTTCCGCATCCCTCTCCGGCAAGGGGGGCACTGGACTCGGCGACGATCGCCGCCGGGTGCCCACTCGGGCGCGGTGCTCCGCTCGCGGCCCCCTCGGGCCGCTTCGCGATGACGAGCATGCGGTGCCAGTTCTCGTGGCCGCCACGGGATTCGAACCCGTGTCGCCGCCTTGAAAGGGCAGTGTCCTGAGCCTCTAGACGAGACGGCCATGCGTGTCCCTTCAGGGACCAGTGCCAGAGGTCCCAACGCGGGCCTAGACCAAGCGATTGAGCCTCTGGCGGGCTCTCCTGCCGGTGTACCTCCGCTCGGGCGTCGTCCTGGCCGGACTTGAACCGGCGGTCTCCTCCTTGAGAGGGAGGCGTCCACTCCTGACTGGAACCGCAGGACGTTGTTCCGCACGGCTTGACCGACCGCCGGAGAGGGTGCATGCCCCCACGGGACCCGTCTTTAAGCGCGGGTCGTTCATGCGCGCCATGAGGGGCTCGAACCCCCGACCAGCCCCTTAGAAGGAGGCCGCTCTGTCCGTCTGAGCTAATGGCGCCCGGTGCCCCCCCGGGGATTCGAACCCCGAATCCGCGACTTAAAAGGACGCTGCATTACCTATTGTGCTAGAGAGGCTTGAAGATTATTTCCGAGCGTAAGAAGCCATGTATACGACCATGTACTCAGATTTCCGGTCACGACAGGGCCTGCACTTGCAGTTCCGCTTCCCAGACGCCCCACCACCATGGTCAACCGACTGCTCACGCCTGGTCTTTTCGATGTGATGAGGCTTGCAGAGCACTTGGCACTTTACTAGCTCGGCTCGGAACCGGACCTTGCTCACAGACCAAAGTTTGCTGATATCGAAGGACTTAAGTGCCGGGTCGATATGGTCTATCTCCAGGTCCTCAGCGGCTCCGCACACCGCGCACTGGCCGCCCAGAGAAGCGATGGCTTCCGCCCGGCGCTCGTGATATCGCCGAAGCATGTACGCCCGCATGTAGTCGTTGTATTCATCTTGCTCTGACCTGGACACAAGATTAAGATACCATGCTCTGAGTAGCGACGGGCGGATTTGAACCGCCGACTTCCCGGTTATGGGCCGGTCGCTCTGCCTGGCTGAGCTACGCCGCGCCGAGGCCCGCAGTACCCGGTACAGCCGTGTCTCCGGGACGTCCTGGCTAGGATGATCACTGCGTGCCAGTGGGCGAAAGAGGACTTGAACCTCTGACCTATTCCTTATCAGGGAATTGCTCTAACCAACTGAGCTATCCGCCCTAGTTTGTCCCCGAAGACACCCGGGAAGTAGCTAATGACCGTTGTTTTGCCTGCTGGGCAGGGGAAGTTACCTGGTCATGTATTACTTCTTCGCCGCGCTGGCATTCGCCATCGCCGCGTTCCTGGCCCTGGCCGCGATAAGCGGCGTCTCCCTCACGACCATCGTCGGGATCGTCGCCGCCGGGCTGGCGATCATGGCGCTCGCCGCCGCGTTCGGCGGGGGTCCCGCCATCACCTGGAGGCGCGTCCCCTGAGCAGCGGGGGTGGGATTCGAACCCACGGAGGTCACCCTCACCGGGGTTCAAATCCGGCGCACTAGGCCACTGTGCGACCCCGCCATGGTCATGCGCGGCGAGGGCGAGATTCGAACTCGCGGAGGTCTCCCTCACTCGTTTTCGAAACGAGCGCACTAGGCCAGCTATGCGACCTCGCCATCTGTCTGCGGTCGCCCCAGAGAGCGCTTCGCGGCCGGAGCCTTGCACGGGTCGCAGCACCCGTAGCGGGGAGTCGAACCCCACGCGGAGAGAGCGAGATTTGAACTCGCGAGGCTGTTACGCCAACTGCCTTTCCAGGGCAGCGCCATAGGCCACTAGGCGACCTCTCCAAGTGCCGGTCCCGGCTTCCGGTGTACCCAGGGTGGGAGCCTGCCGGGACCCGAGCGGAGGGAGCGAGATTCGAACTCGCGAGGGCGGACCCAACGGCATTAGCAGTGCCGCGCCATAGGCCAGGCTAGGCGACCCCTCCAGGCGGCCCCGCGAGCAGCCGTATGCTCCGGACCTCTGCACCTGCGTATCCGCTCCGGACTTCAGCTTCGTATCAGGCACAGCTTTTCGCGCTGCTCCCCCGGGTCCAGGCTTGGGGTAGTCGCGCCCCGGCATTGTCCTGGATCTGGACCGGGGTCGCCAGGATGCCGCAGCGCGGGCACCCTGTGGTGGGCGAGGAGGGAGTTGAACCCTCACATCCTTGCGGGATACACGGGCCTGAACCGTGCGCGTCTGCCATTCCGCCACCCGCCCGTTAGTGCATGTCCTCCTGCACTGGCCCGCAGGAGATTAAAGAACTCGAAGCCTGGTCGCCCAGCCAGTGAACGGGCGGTTGTCGGCTTGATCCGGGCACCATGCCGTGCCTCCGAGCGGATAACCGGATTCGAACCGGCGACCGTCTGCCTGGGAAGCAGATGCTCTGCCTGCTGAGCTACATCCGCATGACCCCGGTGTTCTCCTCCGCTAATCAGCCCCCGCCGGGGGAAGGGCACGGAGTCAGGTCAGGTGGCTTCCTCCGGAGGATCGCCGCGTGCGCGGCGTTGCCGAGGACATACTGCCCCTGTACCTGCCTGAGAGCGGCTGACCGGACTTGAACCGGCGACCTAGACGTTGGCAACGTCTCGCGCTTCCATCTGCGCCACAACCGCATGAGTACTGCGAGCCCCAGACCCGGATCGAACGGGCGACCTCGTTCTTACCAAGAACGCACTCTGCCTACTGAGCTACCGGGGCGCGATTCTGAACCTTCCAGTGATACCTAGTTCCGGGAGCTGGACTCGAACCAACACAGCGGCTACCAAAGAGCCGCGCCCTGCCTTTAGACGATCCCGGAGAGCCGCCTATCGGATTTGAACCG